ACCACCTACGACTCTACCATCTAATACATGATAAATAAAGAACACAGTTTTCCACATTCCTACTCTTACTATACGACCAGGTGCACCATCAACTTCTACGACATCATCTTCGTTATAGTCATTACCTAAAAAAACCATTATGCCATCTACGGCTTCTTTTATGGTATTTTGAAAGATGAGTGTCACTACACCCACAAGAAATAACCAACCATATTGTCCTATCAAACCCTCGACAAGACCTTGTGCTTGGCTGTCCACGAGTATTCTCCTATTTTATTGTTTCTATTATCTTATATAAATATTATATATATAGCGAAATTATGAGTCAAATCGTACTAAAAATGAAAGTGGTAAATCTTTATCGTTTTTAATTGGATTTGATAATTTTGATATGGCCAACAATTCGTTAGCCTCATTGTATAGACCTATATTTGTTATATATGTCCCAAATTCTGAATGTGTTGTGAAATTTTGATATTCTGTTCCTGAATTATAATGTGATGCATATGAACTACTACCTGCTGGTAATACTAAATCAAATGCACTTTCATATCTTGTTTCCCCTTCAGTAAAATTATTAATATAATTGTATTGTGCTCCTTTTGGTATGGAAATACTACCACTTCTATTAACAACTACACTTGGATTAGTCGTTCCATTGAATTGATATTCTTCCACTTCACAAAGATATGAATATTCGGTAGAAGTTTTAGTTGCCTTAAATTGAATAGACCAACCATCATTACCAGTTTTTAGACCAACATCAGTATATGCTGAACCTGTATTTGTAATTGTAACTATTCCGTGTTCGTAAAATACATTTCCTATACAACTTCCACTACCTTGTGCAGTAAGTGTTCCTGCAGCAAAACTTGATGAATATGCATAATCATATATTTGTCCAAGTCCATCATCCCTTAAATCTAAAGTTACATCAGAACTATCATCTATAATTTTAACTGATCTTGGTTTAATTTCTTCACCAAAATATTGTTGTGGAACTGATATAACATTTACTGAACCATGTAATTCTCTTGGAACTACTGAACCCCAATCTTCTCTACCATACGGATATTTTCTACTCCAATTTCCACCAGCATATATAGGATATCTTGCAGTTTGTGATACACGATTAGGAAATTTGTCATATTCATAATAAGAATGTTTTATTTGATAATATAATGGAATCTTGAAAAATGTTCCACAACTATACCAAGTATCCCAAGAATGACCTAAACTTTTAGAATCTGCATTATAAACACCAAAACTTTGAGATGCTGCCGAGGCAGTTAGGAAATTATGAGTACTCCCCGATATACCTTCAAGTCCAAAAACACCACTTCCACTATCAGCCTCAGTAAATGTAAATTGTTTATAAGTCTTAAAGTCCTTTATTGATCTATTATCAGGAGATATATCCTTAAACATTGGATTCTCCCCTAATAATCAAGTCTTACTTTGATAAGTGCTTCAGTATTTCTATCTTTTTTAAATGGTATAGACATTTTTGCAACTGCTAATAGTTCATTGAGATCATTATATAAACCTACAGTTGTAATATATGTAATAGGTTCAGTCTTAAATCCACTATTTACCAATTCAGCATTAGATCCAGTATAGAATGATGGATTTTGACTATGATTAAATTCACCTGCTTTTACATCACAAAAATAAAAGGAACTTCTTTTTTGTTCTTCTCTACGAGCTGAAAAATATGAACCACTTTTTATTGAATTAAACAACTTTCTGTGATTATAATTGTTAGTTCCCGTACTCTTTACGGTAGGTTCAATGAATCCTCGTGAATTATCATATCCTGATCCTGATTGTAAAGCATTTGGATTTAAAACAATCATTCCAGATTCAGGATAAAATAAACCATAAGAACCTGAATTAGTTGCTGTTGCTGTTGTGGTTGCTGTTTGATAAACCCCATCAGTAATCGAACCAGAAACTATATTAAATTCTCGTTTGGCTGCACCAAGTATTTGATTTTTATTGGCTCCACTATCGTCAATCAATTTTATTGTATCAGCATTAGCTCCACTACCACTCTGTAAATGTAATTCCCAATTACCAGGATCCATTTTTTCTCTATATTGAGCCCTATTTACTGCTACAACATAAATATCATCACTATTATAACTTCCAGAACCACCACCATTAAAATTAAATTGAGTTGTCTGAGCTGGTAAAAATACATTTCTAATTTGTGAATAAATAGCTTTAGTTGGATTGGTCGTACCTGCAGTACTCGAACCTTCTGAACCAGAACCAAGTCGGTGACCATAAGTAACAGCAAACTCTACGGTAGCACTCGTACTATCTGTTGCCGTTACATCATTATAATATTTACCACTATTAGTATTTTGTACAGATGCCGTAAAGAAAGTTGTCAAATTAGTTGTAGTTGACCACATGGGTTCGGCCCGTGTGGTATACATATTTTCTATTTTCTTATTAGCTGGGAAAACTTTAAAAGCCATTTAAAATCTCCTTTTCCTAAAAGTCTAATCGTACTTTGATTACTGCTTCTCTATCTCTTGATTTCAATAAAGGTTTACTTAGTTTAGCTACAGCCAATAACTCATTATTATTGTTATATAGACCAACCGTAGTTATATACGATTTTGGATCTTGTATAAAAGTAGAATTAGCTAATTCTGCGTTATTATCGGGTTGATAATATGTTGGATTTTGACTCCAATTATATTTATCAGACCTTATTCTACAAAAATAATGAGAAGATTTGATTTGCTCTTCTCTACGAGCTTGAAATTTTCCACCTCTTTCAATTGCTTGAACTAACTTATAAGAGTTATTTTGATTAGTATCTGCTGTTCTATTAGTTCCAAGATTTGCATCTGTTGCAACATTTAATCGAGTTGCGTTCAATACAATTAATCCTAATTCAGGATAGAAAAGTCCGTATGAACCAGAAGTATCTCCTTCAGCTGTTGCTGCTTTCTCTATGCTTGAAACACCACTTTGTATAGAACCACTAACAACATTAAAAACTCTTTCCGAAGCCTTTACTGCTGAATCTGCAGTTGCTTCACTATCATCGATTAGTTTAATTAGGTTTTTTCCTGTTCCACCAGAACTTCCACTAATCCAAAGTTCCCAGTTACCTGGATCTACTTTTTCTCTGTATCTTGCTCTGTTTACATTGATAACATAAATATCTTTAAAGACAGTTGAATTATCTGATGGGAATTTAAATTTATCAGTACTTTTTGCATTTCGTTCACATATATTCCTAAATTGACGAAATACAGCCTTAGATGGGTTATTACCAGCAGAAGTAGATAAAGAACCACTTCCATCGTAATGTCCATAAGCTACTGCAAATTGTACCTCTCTTGTTGAATCACTTCCAGCTTTATCATATATATCATAGTAATAATTACCACTACTTCCACTTTGGGTTGAACCCGTATAGAAGGAGCTCAATGTCGCTGTTCCACCAGACCACACAGGTGAAGATACGGTACTTGGAATATTAGTCCGTTTATCCTCTGGGTCTAATAGTGTGAAAAAATTATCTACTTGGCTCATGTTTTATCTCCTTATGTATAAATATACATTTAATATATTCTCATTAAATTTTTAAAATCCTGGTGGTGGTCCATCACCTGCACTAAATCCACCTGGTATTGTTACTTGTTGCTGCTGTTGTTGTTGCTGTTGTTGACCATTTTGTTGTTGACCAGTTTGTTGTTGATTTACAAGTCCAGGTGGTGGTCCATCATTTGCACTAAATCCAGGTGGTGCGGCTGGTGGTTGTTGAGTTTGTGTTGGTGCAGTTGCAACTATTACAACCGAACTCGTATCTGTTCCATTTTCATTAGTTACGGTTAAAGTAACTTCCCATGCACCTGCTTGAAAAGTATGTGTTGGATTTGCCTGGGTTGATGATTGTCCATCTCCAAAACTCCAAAGATATGTTAAATTATCTCCTTGTGATGTATTGGTAAAATTAATAGTAACTGGTGCTATATTTTGTGTTACTCCCATATCTTATCTCCCTTATGTTACCTGATAATTAAAATTTGCAATAGGTGGTGTTCCTACTGGTGGACTACCTTGATTTGATACATCAAAGAAAAAATCTGCTACTGGTGGATTATTTATATCATACATATGTGCCACATTATCATGTGAAAGAACAAACTCATATGTTTCAGTTCCTTCATAATTATCTGTCATTGGATTTATATCAATTATATCATCTTTTCCCGTTAATACTATTTGGTCTGGTATATTTGTCAATTGTGCCTGTAATGCTATTTCAGGAGCATCAACTATAAAAGTATTCATAACTTCGTGTTCATTTACAGGAGTTTCCATCATTGGCATATTTTCTATTACCTTACCTCTTAAATTACTTGATAAACTCTCGTCATATAAATTATAATCAATTTCATCATCACCTAAAGCCCACTTTGTAATTATATAATCACCAGTTTCATTACCAGATAAAGCATCTGCTAAAAGTTCTCTACCTCTTTTAGTAAAATGTGCTGTTACAGTTTGTTTTGATTTGTCTAAATATCCCATATTAAAAATTACTTAAATTTGGTGGTCCTGAACCTGCGTTAAATCCAGGATTCTGTTGATTAAAATTATCATTATTATTGTTATTACCCACACTACTCACATTATGACTAAATCCTGCAACTGGAGTAGGAGTTTCAACTGGTGGTGGATAATGTTGTGCTACCTTATCTCCTGCTTTAACTATTACTTCTATTGTCCATAATGCCGCTGATTTATTTCCAGTAATCTTTAAAGTAGAATTTTTTGTATTTTGAACCTCTTTAGCCTTTAATCTGATAGCAGATAATCCCGTTAAAGATTTTGGCTGTCCAACTCCATCCTTTCCAGTCTGTACCGCTGATACTTTGCTACCCATTATTCACCTACCTCTAATGAATTCTTATATAATAAAGTTTTCATTATTTCACCATCACTTGGTCCTCTCCAATTTACATTAGGTTCTGTTATTGGTTGGTTATCAATTACTTGACCAAATGGTTTTGCAAAAGTTGTAGTATCAGTTACAGTTTCATCCCATAAACTATAATCAATTTCATCATCACCTAAAGCAAATTTTGTAATTATATGTTCACCATTTTGATTTTCACCAAATACTGCCTTTCTTAAATAATCCCTACCTTTATTTGTAAGAATTGCATCTACAGCTAAAGTTTGAGTTTTATCTATAAATCCCATAATTATTCCTATGATGGTGTTATATTATTGTAATTAACTTTTACTGGTAAAACATAAACAGCTCCTGACTGTTGTCCTGTTATTACAATTGAAGTTTCTCTCGGAGTTCCAAGACTTCCTATTTTAGATTTTATTTTTGCAATACGACCTATTACCTTTTTACTTGTTCTACCACTTTCCTCACCATATACCGCACCTACATTGTAGTTTACAGTCGTAAGGTCTTGTGGATCTACAATTCCTATATCTACTACATTACTATTTAATACCAAAAAACTATAATTTTCTAATGAAAATACCCCATCTCCACCTGCTGTTTGTGGTTCTATTTCACTTGTATCTAATACCCAAGGGTTTTGATCATTATCATTATAAGTAGTAGTTAATGCATTATCACCAAGTAAAGGTGCTAAATTACTAAGATATGGTAACGATTTAGTTCCATCTGGCATCGTAATCAATTTATATTTCATTACCACTTCTGGATCCACACAAGGTTCTAACATTGGTGTAGATTCCAATACAGCACCATAATAATCCGTTCCTTTCGGATGGGCCGTATCCCATAAGGTATAATCTATCTCATCATCTGATAATGCAAATTTTGTAATATTAAATTTACCATCACTTTTTGAGAGATATTGCTTACCTTTTTTGGTTAATACTGCATTTAATATGTACGAAGTATTATTTATAAATCCCATTTCAATTTACCTTAAATTTAACTATCATCCGATGAAGAACCATTATAATAAGTTATTGTTACTGGAAACTCTATTACTGCTCCTGACATATCTCCAGAAATTATAACTGTAGTTGTAGCGGTTGCATTTATTTTTTTACTATAAAGTCTAAGTTCTCTACCATCATTTGGTATTCTAAGTTTACCACCATCTTTAACAAGTCCCGAAAAGGTTTGTGATAAATGTTGTACATTATCTACAAATGGCATCCAAAAGAAATCACTACCTATCATTCCAGAAGTAGGTGATTCATCAGGACTACCTTGAGATGCTATTGTTGTGGTATTTCCATCTCTTTCAGGTGCCAAAACGGCTACACTCGAATCTAAAAGTGTTACAGTAAATGTTTCTGGATTATCTCCTGCAAAAATCGGATAATCAATATTACCATAATCCATATTAGGAACATGCTCGACATCAAATCCAAAATCACCAAGAGCTGTACCACCTATAGAACTAGCTGGCCATGCACCTTGATAAGCTCTCTCACCCCCTTGTCCATCTGGTACGGTTTCAGGTCGTACTGGACTGACAGATGTTCTTGAAGATTCATCTGCAGTAGTATACCACTTAAAAAGTAATAAATTTGATGCAGTACTACTTGCGTCTCTCAATTTTGCCATAGCTTCTGTTCCTGGCCAAGTACGAGTGACAAGTTTGTACTTCATAATCTCAGATGGATCATTAAATGGTTCAAGTGCTGGTAAATTATCAATTGCTGCACCATAATAATCTGTACCACTTGTGTGACTTGTATCCCATAACGCATAGTCAATTTCATCATCACCTAAAGCGAATTTAGTTACATTAAAGTCTCCCCCACTTGACAAAATTTCTCGACCTTTCTTTGTCAATATAGCGTCTAAGACTCGGCTTGAATTATTTAAATATCCCATTGTTTTTTCTCCTATATACTGCGGATTTTATATAATTTATAAGATTCGACATAATAAAACTTGTTATTCTTCACTTATAAATATAATCCTTTTTAATTTTTATTATTTTTTATTAGTAACATCCATCTTAGTTGTCGGTTTATCCGATGTTACTAATTTAGTAGGCGATACCAACACCACATCTACAGCTGGTGTGTTATCCTCATAAGTACCAGTTCCATCTGTTACCGTTGTTTCATCTGTCTGTACACATCCAACATAAAATAGTCTATCTGTACCTATTGCCTCATCCCACTTGTTGTCCAAATCACTACGAACAAAACTTGATGAATATGCAAGATGTTTTGAAGCACTTATTGAAGATGAATAAAAATACATTATCTCATCATTTAATCTTGATGTTGGTGAACCTTCATATTGTGGCATCACTACTTCTTCAAATATACTCGATACACTTCCAAACTGTATGGTTGAACCAGAATAATCATTTCCATACCACCCACTTTCATCTCTACTTCCAATATTATATATAGCAGGTCTTTCTAAAATATGTTTCAGTACAAATGAACCCGTTCCTGCTGCATTTTCACTTAAAGTTTCAGTTGGTGCATTATATGAAACTAATTCTGCACTAAAGGCAATAGAAGAACCAGTTAAACGACTTATATTGTGTAATTTAAATGGATCATACATATTCAAAGGTATAGAATCTACTAACTCTGGAGTTACATCCATAGCAGATGATGAAACAAGTCCTCTTGGTTGTCTTGAACCACTTTCTTGTGTATACCAATTAGTTTCAAATTCATTCAGAAAATTTATATCTACTTCATATAAATCTAAATCTTCTCCAGATGCTGACATATATGAACCAGTTACCATTCTATGTTTATCAAGTCCATATGGATTTGACCAATTCATTCTATCTTCATAAGTTTGATAGAATGCACTTTCAGAATATTCTTGTTCTATATTTAATATAGTTTTATGATGTTGTGGTTCTATTGAAGGTTCTTTACCTATAATTATTTTATCTCTTTCTAAAATAGTAGGTTCAATAAGTATACCAACTGATGCATTAGCACGAGCAGGTATCAAATCTTTAACTTGTTTATATAAAGAGTTATCATAATATTTTAATAATCTTAGGTAATCCCAAAAATTATTTGGTCCTGAATATTTTTTCCAATATAAATTTCTAGCATCAACCAATCCTGTATATTGTTCCTTATATTGGTCTCTTGGATCACCAATGTATTGGTCAAAATCAAGATTAGGCATTGAAGATATTATATCTTCATCTATTGCTGCAGATGGTGAAAAGAATATACCAAGTTTATTACTATCAGTTGGTGCATTATCATATGCTGGTATTGTTATACTCTCACCAAATTTTAATACAGGATTACCAAATTTATCTATTCTTTGGTCTGCTTCAATCCGTACTTTATTAGATGATTTAACACTTGGACCCAAATTTGGAACTTTCATTTTTGTTTCATCTACAACAGATGAAAAATGATCTCCCATCCCACTTGTATATCCAGATGGAACTGCGGATGATGTAAATGATTGGTCTGCACTTACATCTCTAAACCATTGATTTGCACCAACACTTAAATCTTTATCATCATCAAAAGAATATCGAGTAACCATATCCAAATATGAAGCAGATGGTGTGTTACCATCAAATGTTATTGGAGCTGCTACATGATTATCAAATGCACTTTCTTGTAATGCAGTAGTCCAATTTCTATACTCCATAATAGAACCACTAAATGATTCACCAAAATAAGTATTCTCTTGTGGGCCACCTATTGTTACGGTTGTTCCACTTCCAGAATATGCTAAATTGTACGATTGAGATACTGCTCCCATTGAACCACTTATCAACAAAGTGTTTGTGGATTCATATATAATTTTACTTCTACCTGAGTCATATTTTTTAGTATATAAACTATAAACGACATCTTGATTTGTAGCATCACTTGCTAAAAAGGCTCCAGATCCAGACAATGTTCTTGTCAACATTACAGACCAAAATTCTCCATCATATACAGGAAAATTAGAAGATGAAGCTTCGAGATATCCTCGACTACCACTTAAAAGAAAAGATACATGACCTCTATTATCTACTGAACCATTATCTTTTAATCTAATTGCCCAATCTGTTCCTCGTCTAACTAATACTTGATTAGAACCAGTTACGGCTTTAAATCTAAATTCTACGGTATCGGGAACTCTGTTAGTTGGTGCCTCTCCATCTGCAACTGGTTTCCAACTACTATTTTGTACATAAGTGTTATTGTCTGCACCAAAGAAATTTAACGCCTTTGTCCATCTTCGTGTTATCATATGGTCTGCAGGTTGGTCAGGTAATTTTGGACCTCCATATTCCATGACTCGTAATATACTTGATGGAATACCATAACAACTTATCAAACCTTTAATTGCTCTTGAAGTACCTTTTGTCTTTAAGAAATAAGGCATATTATTTAATAGACGACTCCAAATTTCTCTTGATATATCTCTGTCTGGAGTTATAGAATATTCCTGTGGTTTTTCTGAACCACTTACTCTCATTCCAAACATATATTGTGGTAATGATATTAAATCTTTACCATCTTGTACCGTCCACCCAAGTGATTTTGCAGCTGGTTCTAATAAAGTTTTAGCAAGTCCTTCTGTTAGTTTATCTCTCTTATCATGAACATCTGTCATTGCTTTAATGTATGTCCAAGTTTCATCAAAATGATGACCTATCATATCTACAAATTTTAAAAATACAGTATTCTCATCATTATCTTGAACAAACATTGGAAGATGACCCTGTAATCTATGTTTATTTGCTTTATCGTAATTTGAAGCAGATACTAATTGATTAGAGTACCAAGTATCTGCAAGTGATTGTGATGTTCTATATAAAACATATGGACTTGAATATGTACCAGTTCCACTTCTTTTTGGCCATGAATTATCATTGAATATTCCAATAGATTCACTTTTATACGAAGCACTTTCAAAAAACATATATTTTTCAAATTTATCAAATGAATTTATTTCTTCTCGTCTTTTCTTTTCCCAATGTTGGATTTGAGTCAATGAACCACTAATTGGTGTAAAGGAAGGATTTAGTGCAGATGAACCAGATATAGTTAAATAAGAACCTTCTCCTGGATCTGCTACAACACTATGTAATCCAGTAGAACCACTACTTGTTCCTGCAAGAGAAGCACTTCTATCTGTATATTGTTCTATTAAATCTAATTTTCTTTTAAAGTTTTTAAGTCGTTGTTCTGCAGAACTAAAATGGATAAAGTTTTCAAATTGACTATAATCAACATTGATATCCGCACCAAAACTACCACTAATAATTTCATCTTCAATACTCTCTTTTATATTAGCATCAGATGTAACCAGTCCATCATAATTCTTAAATCCAGTCTGTCTTGAACTTATTGGACTTGTCACATCACCAGGCTCAGGAGGTCGTAAAACTGAATCACTAATCCATTCTTCAACAAACGGAACAAGTGTACAAATTTCTTCTACTGGTGGAATCATTTCTCTTACTATTGTAACAAAATCCTTTTCTTGAACATTATCTGGTAGTGGTTCATATAATTTATAAACTACTGAATATGGATATTCTGGATAAGTAGTTTGATCTACTTTAAAATTAGTTATTAAACTAAATTGATTATTACTCGTTTTAACCAACTTACTCAAATCTTCACTCTTATCAAGTGGATATTGTACAAACCACTTTCTAAGATTGTCAAACATCGAACTATTCAACGGATATTTGTCAAACTCATGACCAGCTTCTGTTGCTAAATCTTGATAACTTTTCTTGAGAGTAATTGTGTTTCCACTTACACTTTCAATATCAGCTCTTAGAGTTCCAAAAACTGGTTCAGCATTATATAGTGATGAAGTATAGTCAACATAAAATTGATTAAATACACCAAATTGGCCGATATTATTCTCGTTATCAAGTATTGCATTTGATGGTGCTAAACTTTCATAAGTACCATCTATAACTAAAGTATTGTTTGTACCATCTTGAATAGAAACAATTGGTGCAACTAAATCTGCTGTTACAGGAGTTCTATCAACTATCGAAGTTTCTTCTGTCAACTCAATGGTTGGATTTTCTACCCATAAAATTCCTTCAGGTCCTTTGTGTCCGTATATATAAATCGTACTTGGTTTTGTCAAATCCCAATCTTCATCTACAATACCTGTATAACTGACCTGTTCCCATTCACCAACCTTTCCAACTGGAAGATATCTTAAAAATTCATATTGCCAAGCTCTACCTGCAGGAATATTATCATATTCTACTCCTGATGCTGCTAATGGATGATATCCCTCACCCGTACCAGGTCCCCAAGTCGTACTCCCATCACTTATCTTATAATGGTGTATTCCAACTTGTGCACCTTTATTAAGAGTATCTGATTTTTGCCACCAACTTACTGTAATTTTACTACCAACTTCTATTCCTTGTGATGCCATACTATGTGGTAAAGTTTGTGCAATTCCCATCCATCTATGTCTTAATGTATCTTTTTCATTAGGACTATTTGCTGTTGTAACATTTCCAGTTTTATGTGGTTGGTCTACTGGATAATTTTCATGGTTTGGTGCAAAAAACTGATTATTTTTATCAATAAATTTCATACAAGTCTCACCAAACTGACCTTCACCTTGTACCCATTTAGCGTGATGTCCTAACCAACCACTATGCCAAAATGACCTATCATTTATTCTATCTGTGTTACCACCCCAATCAAATGAATTAAATCCTTCAGACCATCCTTCTGGCCATACAGCATCAGACCTTAAAATTGGATCTGGAAATCTCCATATAAAATCAGTCACTTCACTTTCTGGTCTCCATTCCCAAACTAAATCTTGATTATCTGTTCTATTTGATGCCCAAATCCATCTTGAATCTCTTAATTTTGGAGAAACATTTGCAGTACTTGCATTTGTAAATCTCCATTCCAAATCATTTGGATTAGTAGAATTTGATATAACTCTGAATGGTCCTGATGATGCAGAATAAGTAGCTGGTGGTGGTGCATCCTCTTCCTCTGAACCCCCCATATTGTCTCGTTGCCAATTATAATTTGAAACATTAGCAGGTTCTCCATCTCCAGTTCTATATTCTTCTCCATTCCAAGTAACTCTTGCTATAAATCCTGCTTGTCCCGTATTTTCACGAGTTTGTATTTCTAATCTTTCAGTATTATCAGGAAGTGGAAAATCAAAATCTCTCATCCATGCCTGTTGTACACCAAATGATGTTCCTACTTCAGTTGGATTATTATTTTCATCATAGGAAGTTATAGTAAAATTATTATCAACTCTAATCCAAATTCTATTTGCTGTACCAGTTCCGTGATACGGACTTACTCTATATTCTCGTTCATATTTTTTAATATCGGTAGCCAATTGATTTTTTAATGGAATATCATCTATAACAGACATTTCTGTTTCTTGGGTGAATACCTCATCAACTACATACGCATCTTTAACGGTAAGAATACCTTGTTCAAAACCCTCAACATTACCCGACATTCTTTCATTAAATCCCTCATCTTGATCTGAAATATTTGCCTGTATTTTATTATCCTCTAAAAATACTAATTGTCCAGTAGTAGGAATATCTGTTTCTTCAGGTCTTTCAGTTATCATATATGGACTTGGTGCTCCACCTATAGTTCCAGGTTCTAACTGTATATCAGTAAAATATCTATATCCTGCTAGATTTCCATCTGTACCTTGCCAAGGCCCATCAGGTAAAACTCTATGTCTCCTACCATTATATCCAAGTATCCATATAATCGTATCTTCTTCTGCAATAAAACTATTATATAATCTTTTCCACACATTACCATCAACTATTCTTTCTTCAGCAACACTTGCGGCAATATTATAATTTATAATATTCGTTTCCGAATCTGATTTTCTTATAAAAATAACACCCTGGTCTGTAAAACTATCCCAATCATCAGTCCAATGTACCCAACAACTTGCTATATAAGCTTCACCTGGAATAAGATTAGTTATTCTCATTCTATATTGATTCCACTCAGAACCACCTACAGAAGTCATTCGTAATGAATATTTACTATGTCCTGGATTTAAAAATTCAACTATATCTTCCCTCGGAAAAGTATTTACTTTTATGTGTTCAATAATATGAGTTCCCTCTCCTGAACCATTATCAGGAAAGTGACCATTAGTAATTAAATTTTCTGATGGTTGGAATTGTTCAGTTTCAATAACTGGATTATATCGTGTTACTATTTGTGGAGTTTCATCTACATCTAAAACTAAAGCATCTCTTATTTTAAGAGTTCCATTTTCCATTGCATCTGTTAATGAAATGGATGTTCCAGTTATAGTTGCTGTGTTACCTTCAATATTTATATAAGAATCACCAGTTACATCGGAATATGATAAACAAGTATAACCCAATACCCTAAATTGTTCAAAATAATCTAAATCATTTATTGCAGGATTTGGTCGGATTCGTATTTCCGTTCTTGATGGTGAAATTTCTTGTAACCAAAATTTATCATCTTGAACGAGAAGTTCTATTTCGTTTAAATTATCATCAAGTAAGGGAACTGTTACATCTGGAGTGGGGCTATGTGAAGCTACAATTTTACCATTTGGATGTATCATCCAAGGACCAGCATAAAGAGATTTATCTTCTTTTTTAGTTAAAACTACTCCTGATGATCCACCAATCTGTCTTAAAAAATTATAGACTACTTTATAAGTACCTCGTGAATATCCAAGGTTTCTTACATGACTACCTACATCCAATTTATTTGGTAAAGGATATTTAATTTCACCAGATGCAACATATGTATCATTTAGGTTATAAATATGATATTCTATTACATCAGTTTGAAGTGTGCCAAATGCAGCAAGTTCATCACCATCATTTATTCCAGATATACCAACAAGTGGTAAATCTTTGGATTTTAATCTTGATAGTTTTCCAGTATTAGAATCAAGTGTTAATTGTTTTTTCTTTGACATTAGAATTCCGTAAATTCTCGTTTTATTATTTTATTGAGTTCATCATTCTCTTCATATATCCAATAACCATCTTCATATGAAAGTTCATGTAAATTATTTGCAGAAGAATCTCTTTCTAAATGCATATAACTTGTTCCATCTGTTCCCTGCCCGTCAATTATTCTTTCGAATAAAATAATATTACCAGTATTTTTATCTCTCAAAATACCATCTTGTACATTACCATTTTCCGTTCTCTTTTGAACCATTTCTAAATACTTAGATTCATCTCTTGTTATTAGAGATTGATAAAATGCTAAATTATCTAACTCTTCTTTTGAATAAGGCATTTTTTATCTCACTACTTTAAAGGAATGTTTTTCGTCATAGAATTCAACTGTTTCATCAGCAGTTCCACTACCACTAACAACCTTATATTCTACTCTATAAAATCTTTCTGATTGTAGTCCATTCATCCACAAATTAAAATAATTTCCAGTTGAATCACAACTTACTATTGAACCACTTCCAAATGGAATAATTATTTCTTCTGTATATGCATCTTTTATTTGATAATATGTACTACCACTTGGTAGATATTTTGCTGTTGTATATCCTGTACTATATCCACTTGTAGAATATGACTTTTCAGGATATCTTTCTCTACCTATAACTCTAAATTTTACTTTTGATTTTTCCTTATACTCAGGTCGTAATCCTCTCATATAAAGAACCATATCTTCTAAATTATCAGATGAAAGTGCAGATAGAGAACCAGTTGACCACTTAGAATCATCCCAAACTACTTCTAATTTAGGTTGATAAATTGTATTTGTATCTCTACCAAAAAATATAAAGTGTCCATATTTAGTGGTGTTACCTTCTTCAACATTAGAATCTGAATTTCCCGTACTACCACTTCTCTTTAACATAAATCCTTCATTTGGATAATTAGAACCACTATAAATCCAATTCTTTACAATACCTGTTACATCCATTCTAACATCTGCTGCTTCGTGTGTAAATGATTGAGAGGCCTCTAAAGTATATTGTCCATCAGATCCACTAAACCAAGTTCCACCACCACCTGACAAGGTTGTAGATGTATCTGTTCCACCTTCTAATGCTTTATCTGCATTTGCAAATACAAACAATCCAGATGATGAAGCTGCAGAATAATTTGAATTAGTTCCTGCACCACTTCCTGATAATATCAATTTATCTGGTGATGTTGATATACTTGCCGATATTGCCAAGTTATGTGTAGTACTATAACTATTTATCGCTGTTCTTAAATTAGAAACTGAACTACCAGTTGTTGATCCAGATAATACATATATTTCTGTTGCCGTGTTATCAAATACAGATGTTGAACCACTAACAAATACAAAATCAACTGTTCCTATGGTAATTTCCTCATTATCATAACTTCCATTATTAATTGTTAATGTTCCACTTGCAAAAGTATTTGGTTCTGCCGTAGAATAAGTTCCAAACCAAGGAGTTGCATCATCTTTATTATCTCTATATTTCCAACTGGCCCCATCCTCAATAATAGGATTAGATTGTGCCCTACCTGAACCCATATCCCAAGATTGACTTACTGGATATGCATATAAATTTTGAGATATATGTAAAGCTTCTGAATTAGCATCATATAAATTTAAATAAAAAGTAGGACTTGTTATAAGACCATCAACTACAGATTGTGAAATATAAGTTAAATCAAATTTAATTAATCCACGAGTAACATTTATTACTGAACCATCATCATTCATATCCTTTCTTATTTCAATAATCTCATCAAGTCCAGAATTTAAACTTTTACTTACTTCATATAAAGTTGTATCTTTTGTTGCGTATTCGAAATAATGCATTATATATCTCCCAAGACTCTACCCTGAATATCAGTATCGGGCCATTTAACTTCAAATATAGCTGGATCAACAGATGGATAAACAATACTATTAAATGTTGCATCTGGAATATTATATATGTTATCAGAATAAGTTGATCCATTTATTGTTCCCCACTTATTCGTAATTGTAACGAGTTCAGTACTATTCTCATATGGTTTAACTACACTTGCTACTCCTGGAACTCCAATTAGTTGTGATACTATATCAGCTATTACAATAGGTTGATTTATTTGCCATTTTTGAGTATCGAAATATGTTTTCAATCTATCAACACAAGATACCAATACTTCACCCTTATTAATACCCCTCTTTGTATAAATTGCAAAACTAATTCCAATATTACATATCCAC